GGTTAAACCAGACAACTGGTCTTTCTATACCCAGCCCTCTGGTATGGTTGAGAAGAAGAACCAAGATGGAGAAATAGAAGACTATGATCCAAACCCAAAGGCTGAGAACACAAAGAACATGCTTAAAAGTTATTACCCAAATCTTATTAGGGGTAAGACTAAATCATGGATAGATGTGTATGTAATGAATCAGCTGGGTCATATTCAAGACGGAAAGCCTGTATATCCAATGTTTGCATCAGAAGTTCACATAGCAGAAGAAGAAATCCCCGTAGCTGCTGGGCATCCAGTTTATGTTGGGGTGGACTTTGGACTTACACCGGCAGCAGTCTTTGGGCAAAAAGTAAGAGGCAGGTGGTTTCTGCAATCAGAGATCGTCGCAATCGACATGGGGATCGTGCGTTTTGCAGAGGTTCTAAGAAATGAATTATCCACGAGGTTTGCAGCAGCCTCAGAAGTAATTATCTATGGTGATCCTGCGGGTGACTTTAGAGCGCAGACTGATGAATCGACTCCATTTCATATTCTGCGCGGTGCTGGCTTGAAGGCGTTTCCTGCGCCTTCCAACTCTGTTGACCTCCGACTAGAGTCGGTATCCTCCCAGTTGACGAAGATGGTCGAAGGTAAGCCAGCACTACTAATAGACAGACGATGCCCCCAGTTAATTAAGGGGTTTGAAGGTGGCTATGCGTATAAACGTATGGAAGTTAGCGGTGAAAGATACGCAGATAAACCAGACAAGAATATGTTTAGCCACGTTCACGATGCGGCTCAGTACCTATTCTTAGGCGCTGGTGAGGGTAGAGCTTTGATGAATTCTCAAAAACCAGCCAGACCAGTTATTGCAAAGCGTAACTTTGATGTGTTTAATCGATCACCAAAGCAAAGAAACAAACCTAGCTTCTGGTCTAGGATGTAGTTTGTGCATTGAATTTTATTCTCTTCTATGCTTACGAAGGGTAAAAGAAGGAGATTATCATGTGTTTTGGTGGTGGCCCAAGCGTAGCAGAAAAACAAGCAGCAGCTGATCAAAGGGTTGAAGCTGATATTGCTGAGCGTGAGGAAGTTGAAAAACGCGCCAAGCAAAAGCGCGAAGATATTTCCGAAGCTATAGAAGCAAGAAGCGGTAGGGGCACAAGGCGTTCTTTGTTTAAGGCTTCTCGCCAATCATTCATGGGTAGGTTTAGATAATGGCCGAAGATGCAGTCGCAAAAAAATATATTAAGTCTTATCAAAAAGCCAAGGCTTTAAGAGAAAACTGGGTTCCTCTATTTGAAGAATGCTATGAGTATGCCTTACCGCAGCGTGAATCATTTTACTATGAGGAGCGAGGCCAGCGTAGAGATGAGAAGATATTTGATGAGACTGCTGTAGTTGGCGTTCAAGAGTTTGCTAGTCGTTTACAGTCTGGAATTGTTCCTAACTTTGCTAGATGGGCTGATCTTATGGCTGGTAGTGAAGTACCGCCAGATCAACGGGAAGCTGTTGATAATGAGCTAGATGAAGTTACAGAATACGTTTTTGAGGTTCTACAGAACTCTAACTTTAGCCAAGAGGTGCATGAATCCTTCATGGACTTGGCTGTCGGGACTGGTGTCCTGTGCGTGGAAGAGGGCGATTCAATCAACCCAGTGATCTTTTCTGCGATACCGCTTCCTCATCTTGTACTAGATACTGGCCCCGACGATAAGATTGACCACGTTTATCGTGAGCGTAAGAAGGTTAAGTTTGACCATCTTTCTATCATGTATCCCAACGGAACCTTTGATCCGAAGGTTACTTCTATGATGGGTCAAGATAGAGAGACTACAGTTCTTGAGGTTGTATGCCGCGACTACTCTAAGAAAAACCAAGAAGCTTACTTGAGTTACGCTATTTGCTTAACAACAAACACCTGTTTGAGTAAGAAACAGATGACTGGACTTGGCTCAAATCCTTTTGTTTGCTTCCGTTGGTCTAAGTGCGCTGGTGAGATATATGGCCGTGGGCCGCTTCTTAATGCTCTTTCCGCAATTAAGACTACCAATCTAACCATTGAGCTTATTCTTGAGAACGCTCAGATGTCTATCTCTGGCATTTACCAGATGGAAGATGATGGCGTTATTAATCCTGATACCATTCAGTTAGTCCCTGGTTCTATTATACCAAAGGCTATGGGAAGTCAGGGACTTCAGCCAATACAAGCAGCAGGCCGTTTTGATGTAGCGCAGTTGGTTTTAAGCGATATGCGTTTGAATATTAAGCGCGCATTGTACAATGATATGCTTGGTGATCCTAATAAAACGCCAGCTACAGCAACAGAAGTAGCAGAGCGTATGGCTGACCTATCCCGTAGAATGGGATCTGCATTTGGAAGGTTGCAAGCTGAACTCGTGCAGCCCGTGCTTCAGCGTGTAATATACATCTTGAAGAAGCAGGGCCGCATAGAAGTACCTACAGTAAATGGTAGGGAAGTTAAAGTGCGTTCTGTATCTCCGCTTGCTCAAGCGCAAGCTAATCAGGATATTTCTAGTGTTGCTAGGTTCCTTGAATTGGTTGGTGGTTCCTTTGGACCTGAGATGTTGCAGCTTCTAATTGACAGTGAACAAACAGCAATTCACCTTGCTAAGAAATTTGGTGTGCCAGAGAGCTTGATTCGTGATGAAGAACAGCGTAGACAAATAGCTGCATTAGCGCAGCAAATGGCGCAACAACAGCAAGGACAGATGGTTGCCGAACAAGGTTAACATTGGAATCGACGGAATACAGCGAGCATCAGACAAAGATGCGGATGTAAGCCACAACATCGCAGAGATCTTTAAGACGCCAACTGGCAAAGAGGTCTTACGCTATTTGCGCTCTATTACTATAGAAATGGTAAATGGCCCTAATGTGACTACAGAAGAACTGCGACATCTGGAAGGGCAGCGTTATATTGTTGGCCTTATAGAGCAGCGCATTGCACATTCACATAGGAGTAAGAACAAATGAGTGAAGAAGCAGCAGTAGAAGCAGCACAAGCTGATGGCCGTGACTTTGTGACTGAAGCAGATGTTGAGCAGGCTTCAGCGCCAGAACGTCCAGAGTGGCTACCTGAGAAGTACAACACAGGTGAAGATCTAGCCAAAGCGTATAAAGAACTTGAGTCAAAGCTGGGTGGCAAAGAGGAAGATATACGCAACAAACTCTTAGAAGAAATACAATCAGAAGCTTTCGGTGACAGGCCCGAAACCGCTGGCGACTATCAATTGCCAGACGTTGTTGACGAGGACATGGCCGTTGATAATGACTTGCTCAAGTGGTGGTCTGAGCATTCATTTGAGAATGGCTATAGTCAGGAAGAGTTTCAGAAAGGCATTGAGATGTATGCCGAAGCTATTAATGGAGCGCAGCCAGACATAGAGGCCGAGGCTGCAAAGCTAGGCGATAATGCAAATGATAGGATTCAAGCTGCATCTATGTTTGCTAATAAGTTCTTTCCAAGTGATGCAATACCAGCGATTGAGCGTATGTGCGAAAGCCACGAGGGTATTATTGCAATAGAAGCTGTTATGGAAGCTATGAAGGATGGATCATTTGCTGGGGATGCACAGCCTACAAGTGGTGTAACCGAGCAATCACTTAGGGAGATGATGCAAGATGAGCGATACTTTAATCCCGCGAAGCGCGATCCGCACTTTGTCAAGCAGGTCGAAGATGGCTTCCAGCAACTCTACAGAGGTTAAAATAATTCAAAGGGGCCAGTATTATCTGACCCCTTTTACCTTAGATCATATTGATGAGGTGGTTGAAAACCTTACTCAAGAAAACAAACGAGAGCTGGTTTTACTTGGGCATAATGACTTTCATCAAGCTATGCATGAGATGTATGAGACTTCTGAGTGCTATCTTGCTAGGAAAGAAGGCGAGTCATTCTTAGCTATTGGTGGCCTTTGGTACAATGAAGACCAAGAAATCCCTCAAATGTTTGCTATGTTTTCCAATAAAATAAAGGAACAGACCGTTGCTGCGGTTCGGGGATCAAAGTTTCTTATAGATTTCTTTGATAAAACACAGCACATGCTTACCATGACATTGCTATCTGATTATGAGTTTATGTTGGACTGGGCAATGTGGCTAGGCTTTGAGCCTGTTGGTGTCATAGAAGACAACAATAACAAGTATGTTGAATTTGTGCGTTGCAATCCAAAGGGAAAAAGTGTTTACGATGGCACATTACGGCCCGTAATACACTGAAAGGCCCGAGAGGATACCCTTGTTGACGTAGAAAAGCGGACACCCGTTGGCAACTGTAACTTCATAATAGGACTGAAAAATGGCTAATACTATTGACCAAGCCTTTATCAAGCAGTTCGAGACAGAAGTTCACATGGCTTATCAGCGTATGGGTTCCAAACTACGGAACACAGTTCGCTCAAGCAATGTGTCTGGCTCGGTTGCTCGATTCCAAGTAATTGGAAAAGGCGCTGCAAACACTAAAGCGCGTAACGGCGATGTAACTGCAATGGAACTTGTGCACACAAATGTCGAAGCCACTATGGCTGACTTCTATGCACCAGAGTACATTGACAAGCTGGACGAGTTAAAGATCAACATTAATGAGCGTCAAGCTGTAGCGCAATCTGCTGCTGCTGCTCTTGGTCGTAAGACTGATGAGATCTTGATCACAGCAATGGACGCGGGTGCTAACGCTACTCAAATCCATGACACTGCCTCTGCCCTTGAAAAAGCTGACTTGTTAAGCTTGTTCTCAACATTTGGCGCAGAAGATATTCCAGAAGACGGACAGCGCTATTTGGCAATGTCACCTGCTGGTTTTGCTGATTTGTTTGCTATCAACGAGTTTGCAAGCTCTGATTATGTTGGCCCACAAAACCTGCCATATGCAGGCGGGATGACAATGAAAGAGTTCTTAGGCTTTAAGATCTTCTCAACATCTGCTGTAGCTGGTGGGAAAAACTTTGCGTACCATACTTCTGCGGTTGGGCTTGGCATTAATGCTGACGTTCAAACCGAAGTAAACTATGTGGCGCAGAAGGTTTCACACTTGGCAACATCAATGATGTCTATGGGTGCTGTTGTCATTGATGACGATGGTGTCTTTGAAGTTCTTGATAACAACTAAGGGGATGGGGGCTTCGGCCCCCATACTACTATGCCAGATGTAGCCAACACTTCTATTAAAGTATGCTCTCGTGCTTCCGTTCTTATGGGAGGCAGCGAGATTCAATCGTTTACGGATGGGACTGCTGAGTCTGCTGTCGTAGATGCAATGTATGAAGATACTGCTACTGCTGCGCTCACCAGTATGCGCTGGGGTTTTGCGACTACTCAAAGTACACTGGTGCGACTTGCTGCTGTTCCTGATGGGCGCTGGGATGCGGCTTACCAAATACCGTCTACATCACTAATGGTTCACGCTATAACTGTTAATGAGTATCCAATTAAGTACGATATTTATGCTGACATGGCTTACTGCGATGCAGTCGCCACAGACACTTTAATCTGCGATCATACATTTAGGGCTAGTGAAGCTGACTGGCCTCCGTTCTTTACTATTGCTGTAGAATATATGATGGCTGGCATACTTGCTGTTTCTGTTGCTAGGGATTCACAGCTTGCTCAGATGATGGACGAGCGAGCGCAGTTCCATATGATGAGAGCTAGAAGGCTGGATTCACAACAGCAAACAACTAAAAAGCTAAACACATCGAGGTTTATTGCTGAAAGGCGAAGTTAATGCAGAAAGTCAGAGTACCCATTAACAGCTTTCAGTATGGTGAAATCA